AGCGGCTCGCCTTGGCTACGGGTCTGGGGATCTTGAACCGAGCACCACCCGGCCGCCCAGGAGGCGGCCCTTTCGACCCAGGAGGTCACCATGGCTGGTCGCGGACCCGCGCCGAAGCCTGCGAGCCGTCGTGCGCGCACGAATTCCGATGCTGGCAAGCCGCTCACCGTTCTGCGGTTCGAGCACGCTGCCGCACCTGAGCTTCCTGATGACATTGAGTGGCACGACCGCACTGTGGCGTGGTGGGCGATGTGGGCGAACAGCCCGCAGGCCGAGACCTTCACGGAGACGGACTGGTCGTTCCTGCTGGACACGGCGCTGATGCATCACGCCATGTGGTCGAAGGGTCAGTGGACCCTCGCGGCTGAGGTGCGCCTCCGCGTCGCCAAGTTCGGCGCTACCCCCGAGGACCGTGCGCGGCTGCGCATGGTGTTCGCGGATGCGGACGAGAAGGACGAGCGACGCGCCGAGAAGGCGTCGGCTCGGCAGCGTCGTGGTGGGCTCAAGGCCCTCCCCGCCGCGGGCGAGTGACGTGATCGGACGTGCCTTGGAGGCCGTCCGAGCCGGGCGAGGTCCCCACGCTTGGCTGGGAAGTCATCGACTGGATCACCGAGTACCTGGCGGCGCCCGACCGGGCCGAGTATGAGCCTTTTGTGCTCTACCCGGAGCAGGAGGACTTCGTCCTTCGGTTCTACGAGCTCGACCCGACCACTGGGAAGCGTCGTCGTCGTCGTGGTGTGATCTCCCGCCCCCGAGGGTGGGGCAAGTCGCCATTCCTGGCCGCGCTGGCGTGCGCCGAGGCACTGGGTCCGGTCGTTTCTGACGGCTGGGACGCCGACGGGCAGCCCGTGGGCAAGCCGTGGGCCGAGGTGCGCACTCCGCTGGTGCAGATCGCAGCCGTTTCCGAGGATCAGACCAAGAACACGTGGTCTCCGCTGCTCGAAATGCTGTCCATGGGGCCGGCGTGCGACGAGTACCCCGGCCTCGAGCCGCTGGACACGTTCGTCAACCTTCCTCGGGGCAAGATCGAGCCGAAGACGTCGAACGCGCGCTCCACCAAGGGCAACCGGGCCGTCTTTGCGGTGCTGGACCAGACCGAGGAGTGGGTCAAGTCCAACGGTGGGCTGAACCTGTTTCAGAAGATGAAGAACAACGCCGCCAAGATCGGCGGGTCCTTCGTAGAGTCCCCCAACGCGTTCATTCCGGGTCAGGGGTCGGTCGCCGAGGAGTCCGCGGCGTTCTGGGCGGCGATCCGAGAGGGTCGCGCCCGCGACGACAGCCTCTACTACGACCACCGCGAGGCCCCGGGCGAGACGGACCTGACGGATCGGAAGTCGCTGATCCGCGGCCTTCGGATCGCGTATGGCGACTCGTCGGCACACCCCAAGGGCTGCGTCATCCACAAGCCTGCGTGTCCCCCGGGGCACGTGGACCTCGACATCCTGGTCTCGACCATCTGGGACCCGACGTCGGACGAGCAGGAGTCCCGCTCGGACTTCCTGAACCAGATCACGCACGCCTCGGACTCGTGGATCGCTGGGCCGGACTGGACTGCTTGCGCGGACCCGTCCAAAGAGGTTGCGGAGCGCGAGGTCGTCACCCTTGGGTTCGACGGCTCCCGCAAGCGCGCCAAGGGCAAGACGGACGCGACGGCGCTGATCGGCTGCCGCGTCAGTGACGGCCATGTCTTCGCCGTGCAGGTGTGGGAACACCCGGACGGGCAGGACGAGTGGTCCGTGCCAGTCGCCGAGGTTGAGGCCGAGGTGAAGCGGGCGTTCGCGCGCTACAACGTGGTCGGGTTCTACGCGGATCCGTCGATGTGGGAGACGTACGTGGCCGGCTGGGAGGCTCGCTACGGCCGCAAGCTGAAGGTGGGGCCGAAGGCGCACCCGATCGAGTGGTGGACGTCCCGCATCGCCGCGACCGAGCTCGCGTTCGACCAGTTCCGCGAGGCCATCGTCTCGGGCGACATGACGCACGACGGGTCCTCCGCACTTGCGCGGCACATGCTCAACGCTCGCCGACGTGAGCGCGGCACGCACATGGTCATCGCCAAGGAGCACCCGGCGAGCGACAAGAAGATCGACGCCGCCTACGCGGCAACCCTGGCATGGCAGGCGCGGCTCGATGCCGTCGCAAAGGGACTCGGGAAGACGAAGCAGAGCAGCGGTCGCGTGATCCTGCTGGACGATTGACGAGAGGGGCACCATCGTGGCCGACGGCGCAGCCCTCTCCCCGATGTTCATGTCTCCCGCGGCGGTTTACCCGTCGCTGCCGACGTTGAACTTGTCGGAGGAGGAGCAGGGCACGGCTACGTGGCTTGCTCAGCGTTTGTTCTCGGTGCGCCCGTACCTCGAGCTGCGTGGTTACTACTACGACGGTATGCAGCGGATGCAGGATCTTGGCATCAGCATCCCTCCGCAGCTGAAGGGTTTGCGGACGGTGGTGGGGTGGCCGGCGATCGGGGTCGATGCGCTGGTGAACCGTTGCATCGTGGAGGGTTTCCGCTACCCGGGTGCCACGGACGTCGATGACGACCTGATGGGCATCTGGCAGGCGAACGACCTCGACTCCGAGTCCCCGTTGGCGCACCTTGACGCGTTCATCTACGGGCGCGCGTACGGGATCGTTGGTCCTGGCGATGAGGCGACCGATGGTGAGCCGTTGGTGACGTATGAGTCGCCGCTGAACATGGTTGCCATGTTCGATGCGCGGCTTCGGCGGGTGTCGTCGGCGCTGCAGATGTACTTGGACACGTCGTTCACGTCGGACATGTATGGGCATGAGGTTGCGGCCCTGTATCTGCCGGATCGGACGATTCACATGGCTCGGCAGGCGTCGAATGGGAACGCGCTGGCTGCTGGGTGGGAGATTTTCGACCGGGACGACCATGGCCTTGGGTTTGTGCCTGTGGCGCGGTTGGCGAACCGTCAGCGGTTGGGGAACCGTGACGGTCAGTCTGAGATTCGGGCGTCGTGGATGAACACGGTCGACTCTGCGTGTCGGACGCTGCTGGGTATGGAGGTGGGGCGCGAGTTCCACATTGCTCCTCGCCGGTACGCGCTTGGTGTGACGGAGGAGGCGTTCCAGAACCCCGACGGGTCGGCGAAGTCCGCGTGGGATGCGTACCTGAACAAGGTGTGGATGCTGGAGCGGGACGAGGACGGGAACCTGCCCACGCTGGGTGAGTTCGCCGGTTCCGACCCGTCCGGGTACACGAAGATCCTTGACACGTACTCGTCAATCATGTGTGGCGAGATGGGCGTCCCGGCCCACATGCTCGGCCAGCACTCGGACGGTAACCCCGCGTCGGCGGATGCGATCCGTTCGGGGTATGAGGAGTTGACGTCGCGCGCCCGAATGAAGCAGGTCGGGTTCGCTGGCGGGCATGAGGATCTGATGCGGATAGCCCTGCGCGTCCGCGGCGGTGCGGTGCCTGAGAACGTGCTGCGTCTGGAGACGGACTGGCGCGATCCGGCCCCCGCCACCCCTGCGGGCACGTCGGATGCGGTCACGAAGCAGATCGAAGCGGGCTACCTGCCCGCCACCTCGGATGTCACGGGCAAGCGGCTCGGGTACTCCCCCGTGGAACGCGCTCGCATCGCTCAGGACCGCCTCACGGACCAGGGCCAGGCGCTGTTGCAGCAGATTGCGCACAGCCTTGACGCGCGCGCCCTCAAGACGGACAACGCGGTCGTGAATGACGCGTCGGGCTCGTCGCCGTCCGTGACCCCGAACGCGATGCCGAAGAAGGTGCCGGTCGGTGGCAACGGAAACGCTCGCTGAGGAACACCAGGCGGGTCAGGAGGCTTTGGTCTCGCTGATCCCGGCCGTGCTGCGTGAGGCGTGGCCGCTGCTGGACGTGCACAACATCAAGGGCACGATGCCCCAGTTCCTTGCGGCGGTGAAGGCGATTGTGGCCCGGTATGGGTCGGCGTCGGCTGCGGGCGCGCTGGACTACTACCGGCGTGAGCGGTTGGCGGCTGGCGTGAAGACTGCGACCCCGACGTTGCGGATCGCTCCGGG